AACTCAGGTTGGTGGATATAAACTTACAGGTAATGTAGATAAGGCAGAGCAAGCCTACAACAGAGCTTATGGTTCCCTTATAGGGGCAGCACGTAGGGGTCTTGATGTAATTTCACCAGACATACCTATGGAATATGCTGATGCAGTTCTTGCATTAAACCCCGAAGTAGTGGAAAGATTATTTAGGGACATCTCTGGTGATGGTGGTGTAAGGGATGGAATAAAAGACTTCAACCTTGACAAGACAAGCAAGGTAGAAGAGATGTTATGGAGGGGTGTCAACAATGTAACTAAGGGTGCTCAAACTTTAACCTTAGTTAGGTTGCAAGATGATCTGACAAAGCGTTGGGCTTTTGGTACAAACATGAACCAAGCTATTATGAGGGCTTACGGTGAGACCCCTGAGAAATTCTTCGCACGAAAAGATGTAGGACTGGAGATGGCTTCTGCTAAGTTTCAGGAAGAAGTCTTAGACAAGGCTGTATTCAGAACTATGAGAGAGACTGCTTCTGTAAACTGGAGTTCCTTGCCAGGAAAAGAGGCTATCCTCTCAGCTAGAAGTTTTGCCACGGGTGTAGAGTTTCTTTCCAACAGAACTCCCCTTGGTTTTATAGTACCTTTTGGTAGTTTTTTAAATACCACAGTTGCTACTATGTCAGACCTAATAGGTGTAAATGCCATGCGTTTTGCTGTTATGAAAATGTCTGGTAAAGAGTTAGACTTTGCTACCCGTGAAGGTGCTGAAGCAATAGGTAGGATGGCTGCAGGTTGGTCCGCAATTGGTTTAGGTATTTATGTTATTGGTGGTGCAAAGGACCGAATAGAAAACAACCTTGCTTACAATCAAGAGATTGCAGATGATGGGTCAGTAAGAAACATTCAGTATGATTGGCCAGCATCTACAATGAGATTAATGTCTCAGATTGCAGCTCATGGTATGGGTGACAGTAATAGTATATTTGATTTTAAACTTAATCAAGTACCTACCGATCTTATGAAAGAGTTAGGTGTACAGATTGGAGCACAGGCTGTAAGAGACTTAGATGAAGTCGGACAAAATATTGTTTATGCAGGGGAACAACTTATAGAAGGTAATCCACAACCCTTACTGGACTCTTTAGCAGGTTTTCCTGAACGCATAGCTCAAGGTGTAACAAGACCTATTGATCCTATCAACCAGATTGTAGGTATGGCTTCAGGTGCTAATATGAATCCTGATATTAGACAGGGTGCAGAGTTTACAAACCAAGTTACAAGATATCTGAATAATATATTAGGTACTTCAAAAGATCTACCAAGGAGAGCTACACCTACAAGGGGTACAGAATACACTCCTGATATTGGTAAGCAGATACTTGGTGCAAGAACTTTAACTACACCAAACTTAATTGAAAAGATGATGAACTCTGCAGGTCAACCCTACTGGAAAGCTATTCGATTTGATGGGCCACCAGAGATTAAAAATACTATGGATAACCTTGCTGAACCTTTCTTTGAGGCAGCAGCAATTAAATACTTAAAGAAAAATCCAGACTACTTTAGACTTGACTTAGAAGATAAAGAAAAGATCCTTAGTGATATCAGGACAGAGGTTAGAGAGAATGTAAAATTAACTATTGATAAGGGTATGCCTAAAGCCTTTAACCTAGTCAAAGTTTTATCTGGAGAAGATAAAAAGAAGGTCCGTGAGATAATGGACTTCCTAAGTATTGAAGGAGAAGTTGAAGACCTACTCAAAGATGATGATGGCCTCCAACAACTGTTAAAGATACAGACACTACTAAAGTACTACGACGACATAAAGTTTCAAAACTTAACGCTAGACTAATCCTCTAGCATTTTATCAGCCCACTCGAAGGCCTCATGCTTTATTTCTTCAACCCTAGCTCGCCCCTGATGAGCCGCCAAAAGCCCTGCAAGAGCTTGTCCTGCAAGGTAAAGGCGTGCTGTCAGGGGTTTATTTTTATTTTTAGCTGGTCTCCCTAGCTTCTTCTGTCGATACTGTTCCGCCTCTTCTTCAAGGCTTGTTGTTTTTTTGTTCACGTTCTTTTACCCATCCTAAGTTGCGGAAGTAGGCTTGATCAAAACCTAACTGCCAGTTCCTGTGTTCTCTAAACTTATACTGTTGGTTGTAGGGATTTGAAAGTTGACCTTGGATAAAAGCCAACCTCCCTTGTTCATATGGATTCACTTGCTTTTTTCCTTCATTACCTCTAGCATTTTTTCCAGATACCATTGTGCTTTCTCCATATCTTGTACAGGGTTTTGTTTATACCTGTGTCTGTGTTGATACTTAATCATGTTGCCTTGACAGTAAGCGATAAAACCTTCTGTCCCTAGCACCTGTTTGATATAGTCAATGCATTCTATACCACTCAGGTTATAGTGGGCAGGTTTATTTACTGGATCGTAGTCTGACATCTAAGCTCCTATATCTACAATTTCACACACGTCACCAGTGCAAGCTAAAGTTTGACTACCTGCAGTAGTGTCCTCTTTCTCATACTCCGAAAGCTTGCTCCAGTCAATAGTCTTTGGCATTAAATCTAAAAGATTTTTATAGTCGTTCTTGCCAACCTCTTGATACGGTGCTTGCTGATAAGTATGTTCGTTATAGGGCAAGAAAGATACACCTGACATCTCATCAAAGTGCTCATAAACAAATGCACCTACACTGAACCACTCATCCTTACGGACATTCACAGTAATGCTAGGCTTATGCTCACACCAATGACGTTGATACATTAACCAAGTCTCTAACTGTTCAATCGCAGTTAAGTCAGCAGTAAGGATCGCATTCTGTGGAGCCTTGACAGGAAAGCTAAACACAGTGGTAGCATCTGGCTTCATTACATCTGGCTCACTAGGGATACCCTGATCCTGCATGAAAGCGGTTAGAGGATCTTTGTTATCACCACGTACAGTACGGATATAATATGCAGAGTGACGAGGGTGAATGCCACTGGCAGAGTCAACCAACTGTGATACCGTACCAGATGGTTTAACGCAGCTAATTGCAGTAGAGGGCGGTATGTCAAAACGACTAGCAAATTCAGCATTAGTAGTAACAGCGACATTTCGTAAGTGCTCCAGTGTTTTAGGTAAACCTTTATTTTTACTTGTGAGAATCCTGTTATCCATTATCCCTGTGAGAGACACACCAAGCAGTCGTTCTTCTTCTGTATTACGCTGCCACACTTTTCGCAGGTATGGGAACTTGGTGTAGGTTGACTGAATTGTTCCAAGTATAGTTGCAATACGGACTTTTCGTTCAAGATCCTCAACAGTATCTGTAGCACGGACAACAACTTCCGTAAGATTGCAGAACTGATACGGACGAAGAATGATTTCACTGCATGGGTTAGTCCCAAAGTCCCAGTCAGGATCACGCCTACCATACTTAGCAGCTTGTTTCTTACTTGCTTCACGATTGAATATACCACGCTCTCCGCTCCCTGATTCTACTAGAGACATCCACTCACGCATAAAGGAAATGGCATCTGGTTTCTCTGTATAACTGACTGAGTTGTTAGCTAGTGCACGTTGAGGATCATTCTCCCACCAAGCACCTGACTTAGCATGACGCATACGATCATCACTCAGGTTGGATAGAGAAATCATAGCTGACCTACGTACACCACCTACAACTACTACCTCACCAATCTTACACATGATATCATGACACTCAATAGAAGATAGTTTACGACCCTGAGCATCTTTGAATACTTTAATTACAAAGTTGAACAAGTCTATCAAAGGTGATGGTCCTGAAGCTCTGCCTCCAAAGGTTTTTAACCGAGCACCTGCAGGACGTACACGAGAAGTATCCCACTTGGGAATCTCACCACTATAGAGGAGTGCTATTAATTGTCTGAGAGCCTTTGCCCAACCTTCTTTACTATCCCTGACGGCGACGGTGGTTTCACTGTCGTAGAGGTCTGGAACTTCAGGAAGTCTGCTTATGAACTGGCGTTCTACGGAGAACCCTACCCCAGTTCCACAGAGGAGGATGAACATAGCTTCATCGAAGGACTTAGGGTCATCTACGGGTAGATAACTACAGTTATAACCTGCGGTGTTATCTCTATCTAGGGCAGGACCACTGGTCATCATTGCCCTCATGGAAGGCATTACCTCTAGGTCAAGGATAGCATCCCTTATAGTGTTCACAAAAGAATCATTGCCTAGCTTAGGTCGTACTACATTATCCATGTATCGTTCAACTGTCTCTGGCCAAGACTCTCTACGGTTTTCCTTATCCAACCACCTAGCATAACGAGATGTGTGGATAAAGGCTTGATAGTCTGTTGGTAAATAATTACTCATCGTTTGTCCCCATTCCCTTTGAGTGTACCACGTTTCTTTCGATCTTGAAGTTTGTCTAAGTTATTCTTTGCAACCTCTCCCATGTTTACGTTAAGGTCTCTGCACAGTGCAGCAATGTACCACAGGCAGTCACCTACCTCATCTGCAATGGCGTCTCTGTCAAAGTTACCATCACGTAAGATCTTCTTTACTTTGTTAGCTACCTCACCTGCCTCTGCAGCAAGGCCTAGTGCAGGGTAGATAACCTGATGTTCTACCTTATAGATTGCAGTATCAGAAGCAGCCTCTTGGTAGAAGTCAAAGCCCATATCAGGGACATTCCAATAGTCTATTTGTTCTTTAGTCAGCATGTTGAATGACCTCACATCCAGTTATTGTTACATCGTCTAAGTCGTAAAGGGCATCCTCAATTAAACCCTTTACAACATTGCAGTTATCCCCAGACAACTCTAGGAAATTTGCATCTTTGTCCACTAGCAGGTTTATAGTTACCTCGTAGGGGAAACTTAAGTTATACTGTTTTTTTCGCATTAGTCAAGCTTTCCCTCCCCTATTCTAAGACTATTTATTAGTTCTTCACTTGCCATAGACATCTCGTAATCTCTCCAGTGAGACAAACTCTGGTTCATAATACCCACCTTGGATATTTCTTTTAACAATGACTCCCTTCCACCATTCATTGTTAGCTTGCCCTGCCCAACCTTCTTGGCCCCCTTTGAAGCAACCTGCGACCAAGCCGATAGTTGGACTAGGGTGAGCATCATCTTTAAAAAACATACTACGCTTATGACTGTGGCCAACAGTAGTAGAACAGTGGCGTTTCTGGATAAGCCCATAAGCGTGATGTAGACCAGACATAGCTGTACCATAGTTACCGCTAGAAATGTAATGAGCATATGATACACCATCATAATCAACGATGGAGGGGGCTGAATTGTTATACTCGTGATACTCATCAAACCATACATCCGTCTGTAAGTGAGAGAAGCTTATACCGTAAGTAGCTCCCTCCAGTCTAGGGTCATTTGCAATAGCCCTCTTAATTCGGTTCTCGTGATTGCCCTCAAAGCCAAAGAAAGCAGGACGTTTCTTTTTCATCAACCTGAACTTACGCCTTAGTCTCTCCATACTATCGTTGTAGTGGTTGATATCAGCCTCATAATTCTGAGCTACAATAGCTTGTGGATACCGAGTGTCATAACTATTGAGGGACTTAAGGTCTGCACCATCCCCCAAGTCTACGACATAATCAGGCCTGATGTCATACAAAAAATCTGCCAACCAGTCAAATCTTTCATTTGATATCGAGGGTTCTGAGTGTGCGCAAGTGAATACGACTGCTGTTTTACTCATGTCATGTGCTCCTTATACATCTCTCCAACCTCTAAGGGTTCGATGCTTCTGTCAAAGTGTTTCTTCCATTCGTAGGCATCTTCAAAGTCGTCAAACCAAAAGTTAGCCTCTTCTATTTCTCCATCAATCTCGGTCTTGCAAACAAGAAAGTAACCAGAATCTTCTGGAGATAACTCATCTTCAGGTAAATCTTCAATTGCTGTCGGGCCTTGAGTTACTGCCCATACTTTTATTCCCAATATTCCAACTCCTTAATAGTTCCATGTAGTGATCTATTCCAATCATCACCACCCAAGGTTTTCTGTCTGATCTAAAGAATACTACAGGTTCATGTGGTGTATGTCTAGATGCTTGTTCGATAAAACCGTATACAGTTTTTAGTTCTGCCTTCCGTCTCTTTACCTCAATGGAGAGCGGAATCTTTTTTCTAGCTGCAGGTGAGAGTTGAATGTCTTCTCCACTGTCACCCATGATAGTAGACTTGATGTCATCAGGTTCAAACTCAGGAAAGGTTTCCAACAGTCTGTCTCTAATCTCTTGCTGACCAAGCCTACCTTTTTGTTTAGCTTGCTTTGTCATGTTTAACCTCTGGTACTTTGGGTTCTACCTCAACATGCACAAGAAACTCTGGACCTTTTGAATACAAGAAGGTACGTAAGTTAGGCCAACACAACTTTTTGTATTCACAATATCCACACTGCATTGACAACTTCATGTTAGGGCTAGTCTTAGATTGAGGTACTGGAGAGATACGTGTAGCAGGTATATCACCAGCTACCATAGCCTTAGTCTCCTGCATCTCCTTCTCTTTGTGCTTCAGTTCCTCAGTGAAGTCATACACGTCTAAACATACATGACCATTCTGTTTATCAATTGCAAGGAAAGCCCCATGTGTTTTGTTTGTAACCAGTGGGTCATCCTTACCTGCATACACATAAGAACTTAGCTGAGATATGTAACCAAAGGGGTCATCTTCCCTGAGCTTACCGTCCTTAAACTTTTTAAATGCGTAGGAGCTGCAGGACTTTACATCAACAGTCATACCGTCAATCACTGCATCTCTATGACCTTTGATACCATGTACATTTAGCCTATCTTGCTGACCTTGTACATCATGACCTGCTGCCTCAGCCATACTTAGTATAAGTTCTTCGATCATGTCGCCGTAAAAGAACTTAAGTAGTGTGTTAGGTTGTAGTGGCTCTCCTTCTCCAGTTGAATTTATCCTATACCACAGCTTTCTTTTGCAGGGTGTACCGATAGAAGATAACGACAGATACCCCCTAGCTTTTTGGGGCTTAGAGAATCGGTTGTTTGCAGAACTAGCTACAGCCATAGCCATACCAGTACTGATAGTTTTATTCCAACCACCTTCTCCTTGTATCACTCTGTAGATATCTCCTACAAGAGTTCCTATTTTAGACATATCAACTCCTAATAAAATTGGGGTGAGGAGAAAGGACAAAACCCCCACCCCATAGTTACACCTTAGAACAATACTGCTTCTTCTGTAGGTGCTGACTCAGGCTTCTTTGTAGAAGGGGGGGAGCCTCCATCGTCCTGAGGTTGAATATACTGGACGTGATCCAAAACGTGAACAGCTTCAAGGCGTGAACCTACGCTATCATATCTGGGTATATCATAGACAGCTACGGTCAACTCTACAGTAGACCCATTGCCAATGGAACCATCGCTATCGTAATCCCAAGTATCACCAGCAGGGTTTGTAACACTAGGTGCACCACTGCTCCAATCCTTTCCAGTATTAAATTTACGATCAAACTTGACAATCAGCCCACGTCCCTCAGGATCGGGCTTAGGTTGTCTTCGTGATGTTGCGGTAATCATACCTGCGGACTGCAGCTTACCAAGTTCAACATCGTCTAAGATGAGGTTG